ATGGCGAAAATACAAACCGGCATGGACATCCGCGTCATTTCTGTATCACAGATGAAGCCCGCCAAATACAACCCGCGCAAGGACCTGAAGCCGGGCGATCCGGCCTATGAAAAGATCAAGCGCAGTCTGACGGACTTCGGGTATGTTGACCCGATTATCTGGAACGAGGTCACAGGCAACATCGTGGGCGGGCATCAGCGATACAAGGTGCTGACCGCTGAAGGCGCAACTGAGCTTCAATGCGTGGTCGTTCATATCGAAAAGGAAGCGGACGAAAAGGCGCTGAACATCGTGCTCAACAAAGCCACCGGCGAATGGGAGCCTGTTGCGCTGGCAGATCTTCTGCAGGGGTTGCAGACCAGCGGCTATGACATGGACAGCACAGGCTTCGACGCTACAGAGATCGATGACCTGTTCAGCAAGGTCTTTGATAAGAATGTCAAGGACGATGATCCCGACATAGACCCGGATGCGTTGAACCCGTTTGTGCAGTCGGGTGATGTGTGGACGCTGGGCAGACATCGGCTGGTGTGCGGCGACGCGACCAGTGAGGATGACCTGAACCTGCTCATGGGCGATGTTAAAGCCAACCTCCTGCTGACCGACCCGCCGTACAACTGTGATTATGTGGGCAAGACCAAGGACGCGCTGAAAATCCAGAACGACAAGATGGAGGACGCGGCGTTCTATCAGTTCATATTGGACGCCTTCAACAACGTCGTTCCGCATCTGGCGCAAGGGGCTTCGGCCTACATCTTCCACGCGGATACCGAGGGGCTGACGTTCCGGCGTGCGTTCAAGGAGGCTGGCTTCCATATATCCGGCGTGTGCATCTGGGTAAAAAACACCATGGTGCTGGGCAGAAGCCCCTATCAGTGGCAGCACGAGCCTATCCTTTACGGCTGGCTGCCCAACGGAAATCACAAGTGGTACGCGGATCGGAAGCAGACTACGCTGTGGAACTTTGACCGGCCTACCCAAAGCCGTCTGCACCCCACAATGAAGCCCATACCGCTGCTGGCCTACCCCATCAAAAACAGCTCCGCGCCCAATGCTGTGGTGTTGGATACATTCGGCGGTTCAGGCTCTACGCTCATTGCCTGCGAAGAAACCGACCGCATCTGTTACACCACAGAGCTCGACCCTAAGTATGCGTCGGTCATTGTGGAACGGTTCAAACTGCATCAGGACGGAAATACGTCCCGGATTAAATGCCAGCGCGGCGGAAAAGAAATCACATACGAGAATGCTTTCAAAGAAGCCAATCCGGATAAATGACGCGGAGGTGAATGCACACGGTGCGAATACTGGAGGTGATGCCCCATGGCAAAGCGTGGACGGAAGCCCAAGCCTACCGCGCTGAAAAAGCTGGAAGGCAACCCCGGAAAGCGCCCGCTGAACGATCTGGAGCCGCTCCCACAGGTAACCATGCTTCGCTGCCCCAACTGGCTGGAAACGGAAGCAAAAAAGGAATGGCGGCGGCTGGCACCCGTGCTGATCAGCGCGGGCATACTGACCAGCGCCGACGCAGTGCCCTTCGCCGGGTACTGTCAGGCTTACGCAAGGTGGCGTGAAGCGGAAGAGCAGGTTTCCCGTCTCGGCATGGTCTACAAGGAAAAGGACACCGAGCGCGTTCGACCCAATCCTTACATCGCAATCGCCCGAGCAGCCTTTGCCGAGGTAAAATCGCTGGCTGCCGAGTTTGGGTTAACCCCGGCCAATCGCACGGCGATCATCGCCAACGCACTCACCGCTGAAAAGAGCAAGCGGGAGCTCGATCCCATGGAGCAGATACTGACGTCCACCAGCTTGGACGATGTAATCGTTGTCGGAGAGGAGGAATTGGATGACGAAGAAAGCAGCGAAAGCTGATAAGTTCCAGTATAAGCCGACGCCCTTCATGCTGCCGACTTCTCATTACGATAAAGTCCGCGCCGACCGGGCGGTGATGTTCATTCAGGCTCTCAAGCACACAAAGGGCATCTGGGCTGGAAAGCCGTTTATACTGTTCCATTGGCAGGAACAGATCATCCGCGACCTGTTCGGCATCATCAAGAAGAACGGCTTCCGGCAGTTCAATACGGCCTACATTGAAATAGGGAAGAAAAATGGAAAATCTGAGCTGGCTGCCGCTGTGGCGCTGTACCTGCTCTGTGCCGACAATGAGGAGGGTGCAGAAATTTACGGCTGTGCCAACGACCGTGCACAGGCGTCCATCGTGTTTGACGTGGCGCGGGACATGGTGCTGCAATCGCCACTGCTGATGGAGCGCATCAAGATCATCGAAAGCACGAAACGGCTGGTATATATGCCCACGCGAAGCATCTATCAGGCGCTGTCTTCGGATGTGGCCAGCAAATACGGCTATAACGTTCACGGCTGTATCTTCGACGAGCTGCTGGGACAGCCCAACAGAAAGCTGTTCGACGTCATGACGAAGGGCTCCGGTGCGGCACGAAAGCAGCCGCTCAACTTTGTCATCACCACCGCCGGTACGGACAGAACCAGCATCTGCTACGAGCAGCACACCAAAGCCGCCGATATACTGGCAGGCCGAAAGCATGACAGCACCTTCTACCCAGTGCTCTATTCAGCGCCGGATGACGCGGACTGGACAGACCCGAAGGTCTGGGCGATGGCCAATCCATCCATGGGGCTTACGGTTGACCTTGAGTATTATAGGCAGCGCTGCGAATCCGCAAAGGAGAATCCCGCTGAGGAAATCCAGTTTCGGCAGTTTCATTTGTGCCAATGGACAAACACAGCGGTGCGCTGGATGCCCATGAACAAGTGGGATGACTGCGAGGACGCCTACACCATGGATGATCTGATGGGTCGCTCCTGCTACGGCGGCCTGGACTTATCTTCTACCAGCGACCTGACGGCGCTGGTGCTGGTCTTTCCTCCGACGGCAGAGGATGCGTATTACCGGGTGCTTCCGTTCTTCTGGCTGCCGGAAGAAACCATACCGCTGCGTGTCCGGCGTGATCATGTGCCGTATGACGTGTGGCAGCGGCAGGGCATTATCCAGACGACAGAGGGCGATGTTGTGCACTATGGGTTTATCGAGCAGTTCATCGTGAACCTCGGGAAGATGTTCAATATACGCGAGATCGCCGTGGACAGATGGAATGCCAGCATGATGGTACAGGCGCTGCAGGACGACGGCTTTACCATGGTGCGGTTCGGGCAGGGCTTTCGAGACATGAGCAACCCGACCAAAGACCTGATGCGGCTGGTGCTGGACGGTTCCCTCAAGCACAACGAGCATCCCATCCTGCGCTGGTGCATGGACAACGTATATGTGCGCACTGATCCTGCCGGGAACATCAAGCCGGATAAAGAAAAATCCACCGAGAAGATTGACGGCGTGGTCGCACTGGTCATGGCGCTTGACCGGGCGCAATGCCACCTGAACGACGGCAGCGTATACGATGAACGCGGGTTAATGACCTTAGATTGGTGAGGTGAAAAGAAGTGCCAAAAGCAGCGAAACGCCCCTGCCGCTATCCGGGATGTCCGAATCTGTGCGACAAAGGCGTTTATTGCGAGAAGCATATGCAGTTTTCAGCAGATCATATGCGTGGAGGTGCGGCAGAGCGCGGGTATGACGGGCGCTGGCGTAAAGCCCGCATCGCCTTTCTACAGCGCAATCCGCTCTGTGTGGAGTGCATGCGGAAGGGTGTGCTGACTCCTGCAACGGTTGTGGATCACATTATACCGCACCGTGGGGACAAGGAACTGTTCTGGAATGAAGAAAATTGGCAAGCCCTGTGCAAGAGCTGCCATGATCGGAAGACGGGAAGCGGGTTGTAGGTTCACTCTTGATTATTGCGGAAGTCTTCTTCGGATTCGTAGATGTTGTCGCTGGAGATACTGTTTTTATGACCGCATTCGGTACAACGCCAAATATACTTATGGTCATCAAACCCAGGTTGGTCGTTCAAATAGGCATTGCAGCGATCACAATACCAATCGATGCCGGGGAAACGTTTTCTCACAATGATTCCTCCAGTTACTTATTTTTTGCTCTTGGATAGGTTTCCCAAAAGGCGGTCAAGGAAGCTCAAACGCTGCATGTCTGAGACAGCCTTTTGATAGCCAATTCTTTGATTATCATTGGCAAACTTTGTTAGTCCGGCTGCCATGCCTTTGTTGCCACCATACTCATTGATAGAATGAGTAATCTTTGCAGCACCTCGAAGAATCTTTCCCATAGCACTACCTCCTTAGTCCTTGTTGTGCCCGAGAATTGCTATAAGAGCAGCACTTACGGCAACCCCACTGGCAATTAAAATCGTTTTCCAAGCGTTTGATGCTGATCCGCGTTCACCGGGGTGTTTGACGATCGATGGGGCAAGAAGATTCGCCTTTGACAATATCTCCATTCTTTCATCATCGGTGTAGTTTTCAGGATGATCAACTAATGCATCGATTACAGCGGAGAGCATCTGGGTATCGTTACTCGACGTTTCTATTTCATCATCAAGTACCTTTCGGATAGCCAGATATTGCATTCGTGTCATTTTATATTTTTCTTCACCCTGCTCAATGGTGCTGATGGTCTGGCGCTTTACTCCCAGTTTCTCTCCTAAGGCAGCAGCAGTCCATCCCGCACAACTGCGAATCAAGGGAAGATGCCTTTGAAGTCGGGAAATCTCATCCATGTTCTCTCCTCCTTTCAACCACATAATATCATATATATTGCATTATGTCAATATATTGACCATGAGAAACGTAAAATTAATTAAGGAGTGTCGCCATGAAAAACCCATTCGTCGCGCTGTTTCGTGCCCGAGATAAGCCCCGCAACATCGTTTCCCCCGCCGAGGCCTTCTACTTCGGCTCGTCCGCATCGGGCAAGACGGTCAACCCGCGCAATGCCATGCAGGTCAGTACGGTTTACGCCTGTGTGCGCGTGATCGCGGAAACCATCGCGTCACTGCCGATTTCCGTGTACGAAGACACGGGCGCTGGCAGCCGAAAGGCGGTCGAGCATCCGTTACAGCGGCTTCTGCATGACGAGCCGAACACAGAGATGACCAGCTTTATCTGGCGGGAAACCATGCTCTCGCATCTCTTGCTCTGGGGCAATAGCTACAGTCAGATCGTCCGCAGCGGGAAAACCAGCATCCTGAGCCTGTACCCGCTTCTGCCGGATCGCATGGAGGTTGACCGGGACAGTAAGGGAAATCTGACCTATACCTACACCACCACGGAGGGAAATCAGGTCAGCCTGAAGCCCTCGGATGTGCTGCACATTCCCGGTCTTGGCTTTGACGGCGTGGTTGGCTACAGCCCCATCGCGCTGGAGAAAAACGCCATTGGCCTTGGGATTGCCGCAGAGGAATACGGCTCGACCTTCTTCAAGAACGGCGCACGTCCCAGCGGTATCCTGACGCACCCCAACACGGTGAAAGACCCCAAGCGCCTGCGCGAAAGCTGGAACGCGGCTTACGGCGGATCAACCAATGGAAATAAGGTCGCCATTTTGGAAGAGGGAATGTCGTTCGCACCCGTCAGCATTCCCAACAATGAAGCGCAGTTTCTTGAGACGCGGAAGTTTCAGGTGGAGGAAATCTGTCGGATATTCCGTGTGCCGCCGCACCTGATCGGGGATCTGAGCCGCAGTACCTTTTCCAACATTGAACACCAGTCCATTGACTTTGCCACCCACACCATACGCCCATGGCTCGTCCGCATCGAACAGGCCATCAACCGCGCTCTTTTTTCCGAATCGGAAAAGGGGCGCTTTTATGTGCAGTTCAATATCGATGGCCTGATGCGCGGCGACTACAAGAGCCGCATGGAGGGCTATGCCATCGCCCGTCAAAACGGCTGGATGAGCGCCAACGACATCCGCGCACTGGAAAACATGAACCCGATTCCGGATGAGGAAGGCGGCAACACCTACCTGTGCAACGGCAATCTCGTGCCAGTCGGACTGGCGGGCATTACCATGCTGGCGTCTGCCATGACGACTGTAAGCGAGCAACCCGAAGAGGCAAGTCCGCCGGAAGAACCGCAGCCGGAACCACAGAAATCCAATAAACGATCAAGGAGGAATGCTCATTGAGAGAATTGAGCCTGAACGGCTACATCGACGATGAAAGCTGGTTCGGAGACGAAATCACCCCGGAAGCCCTGCACGATCTGCTGTACGGCACAGAGGATACGCTCCCTGAGGACGTGCACATTCGCCTGAACAGCTACGGCGGCTCCTGCAATGCTGCCGTCCGCATGTTTGACGACATTCGCGCCTATCCCGGAAATGTGAAAATCACAATTTCCGGCACAGCGGCTTCTGCCGCAACCGTGCTCGCTATGGCCGCTGACCGACTGGAGATGACGCCCGGCTCCCTGTTCATGATCCACGACCCAAGCATGATGGCGTATGGCAACGAGCGCGATCTGGACGAGACGAAGGCCGTGCTCCATGCCTGCAAGGAAAGCATACTCAACATGTATGGCATACGCATCCGCGTTTCCCGCGAGGACGCCGCCGACATGATGACCGCTACTGCATGGATGGACGCCAATGAAGCGTTCAACAAGGGCTTCGTGGATGGCATTACAGAAGCTCCGGACAAGCTGCCCACGGACAGTGCGGAGCGAAAAGTCTCCATAGACACAGCAAAGGCAGGCGTGCAGGCATGGCTTAACAGAAAGGCCAGGCCTTTTTATATGGAACAGAAGCCGGATGGACTGCGCAATTCCACACAGGCGGATGCACCGAAAGTTGAGCCTTCCACCGAGTCAAATGACAATGACGCTGTTCTCGAAAACCGTGTTCCCATTCAACAGACGGATACCCGTCTGGAACATCTTCGATATTAAGAGGAGAAAACCACTATGAATCAGATTCTTGCCATGCGCGAGAAGCGCGCTTCCCTGTGGGATGCCGCCAAGAAGTACCGCGACGCCCATATTGCCAATGATGGCACCATGACTGCCGAGGACGCGGCAGTGTACGACCGCATGGTCGATGACGTTGACCGCATGAAGAAGGAAATTGACCGGCTGGAGCGTCAGGAGTCCATCGAAAACGAGATGAACCAGCCCACCAGCAAGCCCATCCTCAACCGTCCCGGCGCGGACAATCGCGAGGACGAAAAGACCGGTCGCGCCACGGACAGCTACAGGAATGCATTTTGGAAGGTGCTTCGCGCCAAGTCCGTCCCGCACGAGGTATACGACGCCCTGCAGATTGGCTCCGACAGTGAGGGTGGCTATCTCGTCCCTGACGAATTCGACCGTCATCTTGTGCAGGCGCTGGATGATGAGAACATCTTCCGCAGAATGGCGCACGTCATTCAGACCGCATCCGGCGACCGCAAAATTCCTGTGGTCGCGTCTCACGGCACGGCGAGCTGGATCGACGAGGAAGCCGCATATCCGGAGAGCGACGACGCCTTCGGTCAGGTGTCCATCAGCGCCTATAAGCTGGCCACCATGATCAAAATCAGCGAAGAATTGCTGAACGATTCCGTATTCGACATGCCCAGCTACATTGCCAAGGAGTTCGCCCGCCGCATCGGCGCTGCCGAGGAGGAAGCCTTCTTCACGGGCAATGGCACCGGCAAGCCGCTGGGACTGCTGGCCGCAACCGGCGGCGCACAGACTGGCGTAACGGCGGCTTCGGCTACTGCCGTTACCTTTGACGAGGTCATCGACCTGTTCTATTCCCTGCGCACGCCTTATCGCAAGAAGGCATCGTTCATTGTGAACGACGCCACCGTGAAGAACCTGCGCAAGCTGAAGAACGGTCAGGGCGAATATCTGTGGCAGGCCAGCCTGACCGCCGGTACGCCCGACACGCTGCTGGGTCGTCCCGTGTACACCTCCGGCTTCATGCCCACCATCGCGGCAGGCGCGAAGACCATCGTATTCGGCGACTTCAGCTATTACTGGATCGCAGATCGCGAGGGTCGCTCCTTCAAGCGTCTGAACGAGTTGTACGCCGCCACAGGTCAGGTCGGTTTCCTCGCTTCCGAGCGCGTGGACGGCAAGCTGATTCTGCCTGAAGCTGTGAAGGTTCTCGTTCAAAAGGCTTCCTGATGAGGTGACGCGATATGAACTGTAACACTCGGAATTTCCACGCTCATGGCGGCAGCGAATGGGTCATCGGTGGAAAGTTGACTTTCCTCGAAAGCGCCGAAGTCGAAGGACTGTCTCGTCTGGTATCCGAAGCGCTGACGCCTGCCGAAAATGTACCTGCCAGTGAGACTGCCACGGTCGCTTCGCTCAAGGAAACCGTCAACGCACTGCTCACCGCGCTGAAGGCAGCGGGCTTCATGAAAGCTGATCCGGAGCCTGCTGCTGACATTGACGACAACAGCGGCGGTGGTTCGCAGTGATCCTGACCATTGACGAGGTGAAAGCACATCTGCGCATCGAGGACGATGAGGAGGACGAATATATCCTCTCGCTCATCCTGCAGGCGCAGGCCACGGCGGAAAACTACTGCCGCGTGAAGTTTGATGAAGCTGCGGAAGAACCCGTTCGTCTGGCCGTGCTGCTCATGGTGTCGTACCTGTATGAGGATCGGGATACGCCCGACCGCACGATCTACGGCACCATGCGCATTGCCTTCGAGAACCTGCTCTACCCATACCGCGATCCCGACAAGATGTTTTGAACCAATTCGAATTCTTTGTTCAACAGGAGGTGATGCCCCTTGCGCGGCTATAAATCGTTTGACGGCACTCCGCACCCCGGCGATCTTCGGCATCGTGTGAAGATCGGCTATACAAAGAATGTCATCAACTCAAACGGCTATCCTGAGCCGACCGATGTGGTGGTATGCAGCGTCTGGGCGTCGGCCATCGACGCAGGCAAGCAGCACTATCGAAGCGCTGACGTGATGAACACCGAGCAGGTGATCAACTTCACCATCCGCTATCGCTCCGACGTCAAGCCCGGCATGTGGGTGCTGTTTCAAGATGAAAAATGGAACATTTCCACCCTGGGCGAGTATTCCTTCCGCAAGAAATATCTCGGTCTCAAGGCCAGCATCGCAAAGGGAGTGGGCGGATGAAGCAGGTACAGGATGCCCTTCAGACTATCGGAATTCCGGTATTCGCGGGCGTATGGCGGGCAACCTCTGCGCAGCAGAACCCGCCTGCGCAGTACTGCGTTTATTCCACCACGACCACAGAAGCCGCGCATGAGGATGATTGCCCATCGCTGTTTCGCACATACGTCTATCTGAATCTCTGGTCGGATGTTGACCCGACCGAGATGCGGGTACGAATCCGAAACGCCATGTACGCCGCCGGGTTTGGCATGGTGGAGGAATCCGACAAGGGCTATAACCAGCCCGCCTATGACACGGCCACACAGTCCTATACCATTCAATGGACATGGTGCCTGCCGGAGGTGATTTCTCATGTCCCTTGATACGCAGGGTTTTGCAGATCTGGCCGGTCAGATCGAGAAAATGGCCAATCGACTGAACACAAGCGAGGAAGGCGCTCCCACTGCGAAGCGCATCCTGCAGGCGGCTGCCGAACCCATTCATCAGCAGATGAAGGCCAACGCCAGCTCCGATCCCCAAATCATCACGGGCACTTTGCACGACGCCATCAACATCGGCAAGGTAAAGCGGCGTAAAAACGGCGGGCAGCACATCACTATCGGCGTACACCGAAAGGATTGGAGCAATCCCGAATATATCCCGGCCTATGTCGAATACGGGCACGGCGGTCCCGGTCCCGCGCCCGCGCATCCCTATATCCGTCCGGCATATGATACCCGGCAGGATGAAGCCTACGGAATCATCCGGGACGGATTACTCAACGAACTTATGAAATAGGAGGTAGACCCTGATGCCTGATACCACTCCCACTGCTTCCCCGACCGTATCCTCAACCATCGGCCTGAAAAATGTGGTCATCGCGCCGCTGACGACCGATACCGAATCCGCGCACACCTACGGCGCACTGCAGCTGCTGGCAGGCGCGATTGAAGCGACGGTTACCCCGAACAACACCGATCCGGATGTGCAGTACGCGGACGATAATGAGTTTGATGTGCTGTACCCCGATCCGGAGCTGGCCTTCAAGCTGAAGCTGGCAGATATTCCGCTGACCATTCAGGAAATGATCTTCGGCAATCGGATTGACGACAAGGGTGTGCTCATTCGCACCGCACAGGACAAGCCGCCTTACTTCGCCTGTGGCTTCATGTCCGAAAAGTCGAATCACAGGTATCGCTATGTGTGGCTGTACAAGTGCCGCGCCAAGCCCGTCACGGAAACCTACTCCACCAAGGAAGGCGACAAGGTCACCCGCCAGACCGGCGAGGTGGAATTCACTGCCATCAAGCGCACCCATGACGGGCACTATCAGGCGGTCGCGGATGAGGGCGAAAATTCCTTCGATGCAACGGCAGCGGCATCTTTCCTGACCTCTGTGTACGAGCCTGCGATCACAAAATGATCCAAGTATTCATCCTGCGGCGCTCGTGGAGCAATCCACGAGCGCTGCGCTTTTTTGGAGGTGACCCATGGCGCTTGAAGCGGTAAAACGAAACGGGCACAATCTTGATCTTGGCTGTTTTGAAACAACCGGTGAATACAAAATCCCACTACTATACCCCGAACATCTGGAGGAGTGCGTTGACTGGGTTCGCTTTAATCACGCCCTGCAGCAGCAGTCCCGGCGCAACCTTGGCGTGCATTTCTTCATTGACGATTACCTGTTCCAGCGCGTATGGAATGACCCGACCCGATATGCAATTTTCCTGCGCGGCTTCAAGGCGGTCTTAACGCCAGACTTTTCCATGTTCACGGACTATCCCAAGGCGGTAAATGTCTATAACCACTGGCGCAAGCACCTGCTGGGAGCCTATTGGCAGCGCTTCGGCTGCAAGGTTATTCCCAGCATCGGCTGGATTGACCGGGACAGCTATTCGTGGTGCTTTTCCGGAGAGCCGGAAGGCAGCACGGTGGCCGTCTCCTCTGTGGGCGTGATGAAAAACCGGGATGCACGAAAGCTGTTTGTAGACGGTTACCGGGAGATGATGACCCGGTTACAGCCGGACAAGATCATTTTCTTCGGCGACATCCCGGATGAATGTGCCGGAAACATCGAGCATCACGCGCCCTTCCACGAGGTCTTCACGAAAGAGCTTGCTTTTTCCTTCGGAAAGAGGTAATGTCGTGTGGGCAGCAGAGGTGGACGGTCGCACGCCGGTGGCGACGGAACGCAGGACAACTCGGGCACTCCGCTTTCGCTGGCAAACCATGCGCAATATGAACAGCAGTGGATACAAAACAACTTCGGCAACCTGACAGCTGCCCAGCAGCGCTATATCTCCGAGCAGCTTGGGCGGTTGTTCGCCGCGCACGACTTTGGCATGGATATCCGCAGCGAATATCTGGAAAATGTTATTGCCGAGGGCTTCAAAAACCAATTCGAGACGCACACATCCGAGGGCGCGTTGGACTTTCAGTCGCGCAGACATGCCACCGAGCAGCTTTTCGGTTCGGACGTGCGGCATATGCGTCCTGCCGACTTTGAACGATACGGTTATCTCGTTTCCCGCGACGTCTCTGCGTATAACGCCTCCGGCTATGGCGATACGACGGTGCGCTTCAAGCGCGACAGGGTCATCAACCGGCTGACCTATACGACCGATGACAGCCTGTATCCCGCTTCCATTGAGGAAGCCATCGCCGGACGGGTCAGCACAAACTCCATCGCCGGAATATGGATGGACGGTATGTCGGCCAGCGAGCTGGTCAGGCGCGTACAAAGCAGCGAGGGCAATGTTGGAGATGTGCGTGAATGGCTACGCGGTGTGACGCACGGTTCCTATCTGGAACTGCAATATCACGGTGCCCTGACCATTGACGATGTGGAAAGCATCAATTTCAAACGCGACGCGCCGTCACAGGAGCTTCTGCGCAAGCTCCGTGCCAAAGGCGTGAAGGTATACTATCACGGAAATCCCTATTAAGGAGGGCGGCTTGATGAACATAAAACGCGCCGTATCCGGCATCAACGGATGGAACACCATATTTGAACTGGAGAACGGCTTATTTGCCATGAGCAATGTAAGTGCTGAAGAGCCTGTGCAGTTTTCCATGAACCTGACCACCTTCCTGCGGCACGGCTATTTTAAGAACGCAGCACAGATGGACAGCGAAACCATTGCGCAAGCACGCGCTACGCTGGAATACTATCTGTCGAATGCACGCTTGCTGGACAACTGCATGCTTCTTGGCGACCGCAAGGCCATCCGGAAGCTGCTCGGATTTTGTGAGGAGGAATTTACATGATTACCTGTACCCTTGGTGCGCAGAAATATACGGTTGACTTTATCAGCGGCAGAGCCCTTCGTGAGATGGAGCCTGCCGCTAAAATGTATTCAAGGATCGTCACGATTTCCAACGCCGCCGTAAAAGGCGAGCCTATCCCGGAGGGCGAACAGGTGGAGATCGCAGAAGCCATGGATACCATGATCCGGTGGTTCTGTATTCTCTTCGGAAACCAGTTCACGCCGGATGATGTGCTGGACGGGTATCCCGTGGACAGGCTCATGCACGATATTGCGCTGGCACTTATGGCCGTACAGACGCAAACTACGGAGATCCTTTCCGAGTTCCCTACGAAGGCAGCGGAAATTCGGGAGATGAAGGAAATTCCTCTGGACAACCCGTCGTAACGCTGCCGGATTTCATTTATTCCACCTATAATTCGCTGCTGGAAGGCGGCTGGCGTATGACCGAGATAGATCAGACCGATCTGCTCGGCTTTTTGCGCATTCGAGCGTGGAATGCAAGACAGGAGCAGGATGAAAAAAAACCACGACCCCGCCCTATTGACGAGGTGTGGCCAAACGTTGCTCCTTAATCAATTTTCGAGAAACAGCGCCCGCAGGCTGTCCTGCCGCTGATGCAGGATTCTGACGACGATCACCTGCTCGTTGCCCTCCAGATAGAAAATGCAGTAATTCTCGCACACCAGATACCTGTATTCCGTATGAACAGAAATCAACGCATCCAGCGGACGACCGCGTCCGGAAAACTTTTCGAGGGACTGTACGCCCTTTTTGAGACAGGTGATGATGCGCTTGGCAGCGCTCGGATTGCACAGTTCATCCCTAATATAGTCGCGGATGGATATCAAGTCGCGCTGTGCTTCTTTGGAAAGTGTTACACGCGCCATACTCAATCCTCCAGCCCTGCAAACGCCTCGTCAATGGATAAAACGCCTTCGGTGCGGATGGATTCAACGCCTTTAGAGAGCTCTGCAAGCAGCTTCACGGTTGCCAGCAGCTTTTCATGCTCCGCAAGGCTCTGTACCACATATTTGCCGCGCCCGTTCTTAGTGAGATAGACGGTCGAACCGTTATCGCAATGGCTGAGAACCTCGGTATAGTTCTTCAGATCGGAAATGGGGACGATGTTTGTCATGCTATCAGCTCCCTTCGTCTTTATTATACCCGAATTTACCGTCAAATTCAACCCTTAATTACAGGGCGGTTTTCGCATGCGCGAAAGGAAGTGAGTTCTCATGGCTGAATCCCTCCGCGACCTCGTCGTGTCGCTGTCCCTGAATACCGAAAACTTCACCCGCAACATCAAGTCGGTCAATAAGCAGATCCAAGAAGCGGAGTCTTACTTCAAGCTGGCTGCCGCCGGTGTGGAGGACTTCGAAAACACTACAGAAGGGCTGACGGCAAAGCTGTCCACGTTGGAGCGAAGGCTTCAGCTGCAAAAGGATGTGGTGACGCAGTACGAACGCGCGCTGGAGCAGGCCACCTCCAAGCTGACCGAGTGCTATAATCGCCAGACCGATTATGCCCAGCGTCTGGATGACGCCCGTCAGCGGCAGGCCGCACTGGGTGAAGCCGTCAATCAGGCGACCGCTCTGTATGAGCAATACAAAAATGAACTGGGCGAAAGCGACTCCGCGACCCTTATGGCGAAAGCCAACATGGAAGCCGCGCAGGAGGAATACCGTGCGGCTTCCGAAGAGGTCAACACCCTCGCTGGGCAGCAGGATGCGCTTCGCCGGGCGACACAGAACGCAGCGGACGCTGTATCCACCCAGCAGACGCAGCTGAATCGCGCTCAGGCCGCTGTGCGGGAAACGGAAACCACCATTCGCGGCTGTAACGACGCCCTGCGGCTCTCTCAGACCAACTGGCAGGCAGCCGGAGAAAGAATGCGTGCTGCCGATACGGCGGTTGCTTCGTTGGGCAAGCAGATGCAGCTGGCACAGAGCCGTTTCCGTTTAGCGTCGGCGGGCATCAAGGATGCGGAGACCAACGCAGGTGCACTTTCTGCCAAGCTGGTCATGCTTCGGGAAAAGCTGGAGCTGCAGAATCAGACGATCACCCAGTACGAAGCCAGGCTTGCTGCCGCAAAGGAGCAGCTGCAGGCGGCACAGCAGGCCAACGACCCCTATAAAATCCGGGAAGCAACCGACGCGGTGACGGACGCCGAGACCGCACTCAACAACGCCCGGGCCGCGCTTCGGGAAACGGAGGCGGCGATCCGTGAAACCAACGGTCAGCTGCGCACCGCCGAATCCCTCTGGACGGCTGCCGGGAAATCCCTTACCAGCTTCTCAAAAAGCTGTGATTCCATATCCAAGACCACAGGCGCTATTGGGCGAGTGCTTTCCACCTATGTGACTGCGCCCGTGACGGCGCTGGGCACAGCGGCGATGAAGTCCAGCATCGAGTTTGAATCCGCCTTTACAGGCGTCCGCAAAACGGTGGATGCTTCCGAAGAAGAATTTGCCCGGCTGGAATCGTCCGTCAAGCAGATGTCCACGGAGATTGCCGCCAGCACAACCGATATTTCGGAGGTCATGGAGGTTGCCGGTCAGCTGGGCATAAAAACAGACGCGCTGGAAGACTTCACCCGCGTCATGATCGACCTTGGCAACAGCACGGATATCATCGCGCAGGACGCGGGTTCCACGCTGGCCAAGTTTGCCAACATCATGGGCATGGATCAGTCGCTGTTTGAGAACCTCGGCTCCACGCTGGTCGATCTGGGCAACAACTACGCCACGACTGAATCGGCGATTATGGAAATGTCCCTGCGTCTGGCCGGTGCCGGAAAGCAGGTGGGGCTATCCGAAGCACAGATTCTGGGTTTTGCAACAGCGCTGTCCTCCGTTGGCATCGAAGCACAGATGGGCGGCTCTTCGCTGTCCAAGGCGCTGATTAAAATGGAGGTTGCCGCCGCGACCGGCGGTCAGGCGCTCACCGACTTCTCCCAGGTGTGCGGCCTGACGGAGGAGCAGTTCCGGCAGATGTGGGCAAACGACCCCGCTGCCGTATTCCAAAAGTTCATCGAGGGACTTGCTCAGATGGATGACGAGGGCATTTCCGCGATTGCTGTTTTGGAAGGAATCGGCATCTCCGAAATTCGTCTGCGCGATACCATGCTCCGAGCCGTCAATGCAACGGAGCTTTTCTCCAGCACGCAAGCAACCGCGAATAAGGCGTGGCAGGAAAACACGGCGCTGGCGACCGAAGCCGGAAAGCGCTATGCCACCACGGAAAGTAAGCTGACGAACCTGAAAAACAAGGCCGTGCTCTTTGTCCAGCAGGTCGGCGATGACCTGAATCCCCTGCTCCGCAGCCTGATTGACGGTGCGGACGAGCTGATTGAAAAGTTCATGGCGATGGATGAAGCACAGCGGATGCAGATTATTCAGACGGCGGCTTTTGCTGCCGCCATCGGTCCGGCCTTTCTCGCTGTCTCCAAGCTGACCAAGGGGCTGTCCACGATAACCGGCGGCTTTGGCAAGTTTGCCACGGCAGTCGGGAAAGCGGGCGGCGGCTTCGGCGGTTTCATGAGCGTGCTAGCAAAATCACCCGCCGTGTGGTTCGCCGTCGCTGCTGCCGTGATTGCGGGAACGGTCGCCCTTGTCGACTATGTGTCCGGCGCAAAGAAAGCCCGCGAAGCGCTGGATGGCATGAAAAAAACCGCCGAGGAATGGAAGAAAACGGCAGCGGATACCTTCTATGACCAGAGCAATGCCGGGCTGTCCTTCTTCGGCATGAGCACGGATGACTTCAAGACCGAGGGCGACAAGGTCGCCATGAGCGGACGGGAATGGCTTGCCGGGCTGATTGAGGTGTGGACGGACGGCAAAAAGGAAACCAATGCCATCGTAAACGACTGGACGGAATCCTTCAAGGCCGGAAGCGATACCATCCGCACGAGCCTGACGGAGCTCAAGGCCAGCGCCGACGAAAACGGCTATACCGGCTTGTCCGGGCAAATGCAGGCCGATCTCGATGAGCTGGACGGCATGGACAAGGAAATCGCACGGCTGCTGAAAAAGCGCCAGTCAAAGCTGTTCACGGACGATGATAAAATCCGCCTGCAGGAGTTTATTGATGCCCGCGAAGCCATCCAGATAAAATACAATCTCGTTCCGGATACGGGTAATACCGAGGGCTTTGAAACCATTCGCAGGAAGCTCGATGCGGAGGTTGCCCGTGCGCAGGCTCGCGGGCAGGACGATGCCGACGTCACGGTTTATGAAAATGCCGTTGTGGCAGCGGCGCAGGGGCTGGCGGCCATCAATAGCGAGATCGACGCCAACTACGACAAGGAATATGCCCTCATTCAGCTGATTTCCGATAGCTCTGAACGGGAAACGGCGCTGTCGAACCTGAACCAGCGCTACAACGCTGAGCGCAGACAGGCGGCGCTGGAATACGCGGCTCTGCTGGCGGACATTGCGCTGCCTGTGTTCAAACAGGAGAATATCCAGCAAGCGGCCACAGATATCGACCTGCTGACGCAGAAGCTGCGCGAATACAGCGCGGCAGGCGAATCGGACAAGCCGCAGATACTGGAAGAACTGAATCAGCTGACCACCGGAATGGATGAAGGCAGTCTTGTAGAATACATAGGTCTCTTGACGCAAATCCAGAGCCTTCTGGACAGCGGCCTAACCGAAGATGAAGTGCAGGCGATGTTTCCGGAGATCGACTTCTCCACGGCACTCGACCAGATTGCCGCCATTCAGTCCTTCCTGAAAGGCCGCGAAACCCTGCTGCCGGGGCTTGCTTCCATATTTGGTGAAGCGTTGCCGGATGAAATGATCACCCTGACCACCGATCTGGATATGACTGGGGCGCAGGCGCGATGGGACGAGTTCGCCGCCAATCCCGGCGCGATCACAACCGACGCCATTATCGCCAGCTATGCTGATGCAGAAAATGCCGTCAAGCCTGAAATCGTCGTCGATGCGTTCATTTCCGGCTATACCGAGATCCCGGAGGGAGCCGACAAAAGCCAGCTGACCCCAGAAGGCTTGATTGCCTATGTGGAGAAATACGTTGAAGTCACAACCGGCGCGGATGTGTCCGGCCTGACGCCTGAGATTGCAGCGGCCTTTGTCGCGGGGTATCAGGAGCTGGCGACGGGTGCGGATGTTTCGCAGCTTACCCCAAGCGAGATTATTGCGTATGTAATCTCCTATGCCGAAAAGGAGGGCGTGGACGTTTCGGGCTTGAAGCCTGAAGCCGTCACGGCCTTCGTGTTGGCCTATGAAGAGGTTACGGGTGGCGCACTGACCACGGCGCTGATGCCGACGGACATTGCCGCCATCGTCACCCAGTACCTTGTCAGCAGCAATGTGGACATGAGTAAGATCACCGATGCGCAGGTGGAAGCCGTGGTCAGCGCCTATGCCGAGGCCACCAACTGTGACAAGAGCGCCCTCAAGGCCGAGGTTCAGGCACAGATCACTGCATATGTGGAAGCGGAAAACGTCCAAAAGCCGAGCTTTATCAGGACGCAGGTCAGCATTACCGGCTATGACCTGACGGCCTATCAGCAATTTGTGGCGCGGAATCCGGTCACCGTAAACGGCATTGTCCGTCTGGGCGAGGTGTTCACCGATCCCGTCGAAGCACTGAATGCGGAAAACGTGACCTTCTGGCAGGATGGCGTAGAAATCCCCGCCACCATGGTGCCTACCGAAATGCTGACCCTGGATAAGGTGGCCGTTCTGGACGAGGACGGCACCATGCACATTCTGCTCACAACAGAGCTTACGGGCGACAAGGAGGTCATCGAGAACCTGCGTACCGATGTTGCGGAGGTGGACAGTCTTGGGGTAACCGAACTGGGCAAGGCTGCCGGGCTGCTGCCCGTCACCATCATGGGGCGCGTGCAGGCTGCGGTAGACCGCCTGAAGTCTTACGAAAAAACCAAGGATTACAACTGGATCGAAAAATTCTGGGCAACCCTCTGCGGCGAGTCCACCAACAAGGACGTATTGAACCAATCCATGCTGCTGGACTTCGACCCAGGCACGCTGGCGTCCCTTACCGCCTATGTGTCAGAGGTTATCACTGCCATTGAAAACGGCGATGCCATTGCGCAGGAGGATTATGACAATCTGCTTGAGATCGTCGAATTCCTGAACGCGCTGGAATTGGCTGGCGTCGGCGAGAACGTGACTGCCGGGATTGGCGAAGCCATGACAGCAGCGGGATGGGAAACCGATGCGGAGAGCGTAGCGTCCAATCTGGAAAATGCACTGGAATCTGCGCTGGTCATTCAATCGCCCTCCCAGCGGATGCACCCTGTGGGCGAGAATGTCGCCGCCGGTATCGGCGAAGGCGCTGCAGGCTTTGATTTTTCCACAGATGCTGCAGCAATTGCCGGAGCGATTGAAAGTGCGATTACCGCTGCCATCACGGTGAATCCCCTGAGCGCCGCAGGCACAGCCGCCATGATCGGTCTGGCATCCGGCATGACGGCGTATGGCTGGTCTGGCACAATGGGAACTGTCGTCTTCGGCATCCGAAGCGCTGCCAATACGGCTATTTCCACGTCCGCCCTCCGCTCCGTCGGCGTAAACGCCATAAATAGTCTGGCCGCAGGCATTCGTGCCGGTCAGTCGAGCGTGGTATCCGCGATGCGCTCTGCCGCACAGTCGGCGGTAGCCGCAGCGAAGAACACGCTCAAGATCAAGTCGCCCTCACGTGTATTCCGCGACGAGATCGGTGCAATGACCATGAGGGGCTTCGGGCAGGGCGTGCTCGCCGAAAGCAAGGCGCAGGCGCGGATCATCCGCAATGCGGCTCGCTATCTGACCGATGAAGCCCGGGAAGGTGCGATCATTGGCGGCAGTACGACCAATAACCGCACCTACGACCAGAGCAGCACCATCACCCTGACGGGCAATACCTTCTCCATTCGCGACGAGCAGGACATCTACGCGCTGGCGACGGAAATCGCCGCGCTCACCCGCCGTCAGCAGCGAGGAAAAGGCTTGCGCATGGCGTAAGAAGCACTTGACTTTCTCCGCGATAAGAGCGTTAATGTCCACACCCTGCAGGGAAGGAGGTTGAGCTTATGCTTTCCATGTACATCAGGCCGGAGGTTTTGAAGCAGCTGCGGGAGCAATACCCGGTGGGCTGCACGGTGGAGCTCATTGAAATGTGCGATCCATACCGGGACATGCCTGCCGGAATAATCGGAAAGGTTACCCTTGTGGACGATGCCGGGGGCGTCCACGTCGATTGGAACAATGGCTCCTCGCTGGCGGCAATCCATGGCATTGACCGCATACGCAGAATCGATTAACACGCGGCGCATGAGACGTCGCTCGGAAACGGGCGGCGTTTTTATGTGCCATTTTGGAGGTTGCATGAATGACTGGTTTGAATGGAATGGTCGGCGCTGTACGGAATTCGGCATCCATGTGCTGGAGCAGCCTGTTTATACGCTGCCCGCAGAGCGCTCAACCTTTACCTCTGTGCCCGGCAGAAGCGGATCGCTTACCACGTTGGAGGGCGACGAGGTGTATGACGATATCGTACTTACGGCCACCTGCATGATCGACAGCGAAAGCCGAATCTCGGAACTGTCTGCGTGGCTGAAGGGCAGTGGGAACGTCGCCTTTGCCAATCGCAGCGGCGGCTTTTACAGGGCGCGGATCGTCAATCAGATTGCCTTTGAGAAGATCCTGCGCGGCAATCCCCACAGGAAGTTTGCCGCCAACTTCCGCTGTCAGCCGTTCTGGTATCAGGAGAGTGTGCCGGAGGTCACCGTCACGGAGTCTTTGACCACGATAACAAATCCCGGAACGGTCGCTTCCGAGCCGATCATCACGGTCTATGGCAGCGGAGATATAACCCTCATGGTGGGCACAACCATCGTGGAACTGACTGAGGTTGACGAAAGCATCACCATCAACTGCGAAATGCTGGAATGCCACAAGGGCTCTGCCAGCTGCAACGCGCAGATGAGCGGCGATTTCCCCGTGCTGGCCAGCGGAAGCAATGCCATCAGCTGGACGGGCAGCGTGACGAAGGTCGTCATTCAGCCGAATTGGAGATTTCTATAACAGGAGGTGGCATCCCTTGATCTGTGTCTATGAAGCCGATTGTTCGGATTTTTCGGGAAATGGGCTGTGCGTACTGACCCCGTCAGAGTGCTCCGTTACCGAAACGCTGAACGGCGAGTGGGAGCTGACGCTCGTGCATCCGCTGGATGATCTGGGCAAATGGACGCGCCTGACGGAAGGTCGAATCCTGACCGCGCCGGTGCCCGCCGCGTCCACGCCGAGGGTGAACCTGATTGCCCAGAGCGCAGGAGCGGAGATCTACAGGGTTTCCACCAGGAGCGGCACGCTTCGCCTGCGTTCCGGACCGGGCACCAACTACAAAATCCTCAAGAGCTACAAAAAGAACACCGAGGTTATCCTGCTCCAGAAAACCAGCAGTTCATGGTATGAAGTCACCTGTCCGGACGGCAAGCGCGGGTATATGGCCACGGAGTACCTGTCTTATCTGCGCACGGAGGGCAATGTGCCTGCTGCCACCGGTGTGGTGATCGAGCCCCGGCAGCTGCGGGATCAGCCCTTCCGCATTTATCGTGTCGTGCCGGAGTTAACGAAGATCACCGTTTACGCCCGGCACATTTTCTATGACTTGCTCGACAATATGCTCAAAAAGGTGGAGCCCTCCTCTGGCACGGTCGGCGTGGCGATAGTTCAAATGATCCGTGACGGCTGCCTTTCCGCACACGACTTCACCTTTTATTCCGATCTTGACGGCACGGCAGAAGATGTATTGTACGAAAACGTGAACCCTATCGAAGCACTGCTCGGCGACGATGGCGTCACGGGAAAATACAAGGGTGAGCTGGCACGCGACTGGTGGGATGTGTTTCTCGTCAAGCGCGTGGGCAGAGATACGACCGTCAGCATCCGGGAGCGGAAAAAACTGACGGGCATAACCTATGATCTGGACATGACCAATGTGGTCACGCGCATCATGCCCACGGGACAGGACAAGGATGGCGAGGTACTCTATCTCCCGGAGCTCTACATCGACAGCCCGCTCATAGGCAATTACACGCAGCCCAAGTGGATTCATCTGGACGTCTCCGAAGCGAAGGAAGCTACTGATGGCGACGAAAAGAAAAGCAAGAGCCAGTGCTATGCGGAAATGCGTGCTGCCGCACAGAAGGAGTTCGATGGCGGCTGCGATCTCCCGGATGTAACGCTCAATGTGGACTTCATCTCCTGTGAGAACACTGTGGAATATGTGCAGTACGCGCACCTGCAGAGCATCTATCTGGGCGATTCTGTGCGGGTGGTTGCTCCGCGCATTGGCGTGGAAGTGTCCATGCGCATGACGCAGTACACCTATGACTGCCTGCTCAAACGCTACACAGCGGTGACGCTGGGCACTGTTGCCGATACGCTTGAAGGCAGTACGATCTCCGGAAGGCAGTTGGCTTCCGGAAGCATTACCGGCAGCAAGATTGCCATGAATGCTATCGGCGCGGGACAGCTGCAATCCGGTTCGGTAGGCAGCTTGCAGGTCAGAATGGCTGCGATCCAGACCGCGCACATTCAGGATGCGGCCATTACCAAGGTGAAGATTGCTGAGGCCACCATTGGCGAACTGAACGCCACGGCCATTACGGCGATCTCTGCAAAGATACAGGAGCTGGCCGCGAAGAACATCACCACGGACGAACTTTATGCTGCGCTTGCGACCATTGCCGTGGCGCAGATTACCGCCGCCAATATTGAAAAGGCCAACATCAACTGGGCGGATATCGGCGAACTGGCGGCGCAGATAGCGACCATCGCGCAGGCACAGATCACGACCGCCAATATCAACAATGCCAATATCGACTGGGCCAGCATCGCCAATCTGAATGCCGAGATTGCCAAGATTGCCAAGGCGCAGATCACCGCCGCGAACATCGAAAGCGCAGCGATTGACTGGGCGGCCATCGAAGACCTGAATGCCGCCGTGGCGAAAATTGCGCTGGCGCAGCTGACTACAGCGAATATCAACAACGCTGAAATTGACTGGGCCTCCATTGGCCAGCTGCAGGCGGATATTGCCCGGCTGGTCAATGTCAACATTCAGACCGCCGATATTGACTGGGCGCAGATTAAAGACCTGACCGCAGGCACAGCCATCATTGAAAAGGGCGTGAACGGCAAGCTGTATGTGGCCGACCTTGCGGTGACGGAGGCGAATATGGCAAGCCTGACGGTGGGCGAACTCATCGTCAAAGGCACGGATGGCTGCTTTTACGCGCTGTCCATTGCCGAGGACGGCACGGTGACCACGGAGAAAAAGAGCGTCGGAGACGCGGACGTCGGCGATAATTCCATTTCGGGCGGCAAGCTCATCGAGAAAACCATCACCGCCCGCGAACTCAACGTCGCTTCCATCTTCGCAGACGAGGCGCTGGTGGGCGCGATTACCGCTGCCAACATCGACGTATCCAGTCTGTTCGCCGCTGAAGCCTTCATCTCCCAGCTCAATGCCGTAGATATTTCCGGCAACGAATCCCTGCGGCTGGTGGTGGATACGGCGAAGGACGAAGCGCTGGACGCGACCGGCGAAGCCGTTGCCCAGATCGCCCTGACGGCGGAACAGATTCGCAGCGAAGTGAAGCGGGATTACGCCACCAGCGACCAGATGTCGCAGGTTACGGAAACCCTGTCCACCCTCGCCGAGCAGTCCGAGAATAACTTCACATGGACGGTCACCAAGGTCAACGAAATCATCGAGGACGCTGCCGCCAGCGATAACCTGACGCGGGAGCAGCTGAACCTGATCCACACCTATATGCGCTTCGGCGAGGACGGCTTGACTATTGGCAAAGCTGGGAATCCCTTGACCTTCCGCGTAGTCAACGACCGGTTGGCGTTCTATATGAACGATACCGAGGTGGCCTACCTCAGCGACAACAAATTGTACGTCACGCAGGCGGAGATATTGGCGCGGCTGCAGATCGGTAAATTTGCCTACGAGCCGCAGTCCAACGGCAATCTGTCCGTGATCTACACGGGGTAAGGAGTTTTCATGGCAACCACAGTTTCCTACAGCGCGTCCATGCGCACGCGCAAGACCAATTCAGCCAGCAACGCGAAAAGCTCCGCCGCCAGTCAGGAATACTACGAGAATACCTACAATTACGTCGGCATCGTGCATTTCGCGGGCATGGCGTTGAGCGGCAAGGTCATCACGGGGATTACCCTGCGCGTTGTGGCGGCGCAGGCGGGTTACGGCACCGGGCACACCAAAACTGTATATGTCCGAAAGGCCAATTACCAGTCCGCGTCGCAGTCGGGTATCACAGGTTTGGGGTATTGCGGCGACGCGCTGGGCACATTCACCGGTGCGTTCTACGGCAACACAAGCACTTATACCCTCAGCGGCGAACTGCTGAACAATCTGGCGGCGTACATTGCGGAAGGCAACAATACCATCTGTCTGTATAACCCCAGCCCGGTCAAAAGCTCGCAGGGTTACTCCACAAACTACCTGCAATGGTCGGAATGCACCATCACGGTGACGTATGAGGAAGCCGCGTCTAAACCGACGCTGAACAAGTACTCACTGGCTATGGGAACGGCGGTCACAATCTATACGAATCGGCAGAGCAGCATTGCTACGCACACTGTAAGGTATTCCTTCTTTTCCGAAAGCGGGCTGATCGCTGTGGGGGTTGAGGATGTATGCGCATGGACGCCACCTGTTTCACTGGCCGCGCAGATTCCCAATGCAACCTCCGGCTGGGGCACGATTCTGTGCGATACCTACGTCAACGGCAATCTCGTTTCGACCAATACCTGTGCTTTTCAACTGACGGTACCTGCGTCTGTTGTGCCGTCTATTTCCAATGTGGCGTTTTCTGAAGCGACTTCCGGCATTGCCGACCGCTTCGGCGGCTATGTGCGGACGCGGAGCAAGCTGTCAGTTGGCATCACAGCGGCGGGCGCGCAGGGCAGCAGCATTTCGGCCTACAGAACGAGCATCGACAGCGTGACCTATTCAGGCTCGTCTTTCACCACCAATGCGCTTAATACAGCGGGCAATCTCACAATGACCGTGACAGTCACCGACTCTCGCGGACGCACGGCCAGCACGGCCCGCACCGTCACCGTGTTGGATTATTTGCCGCCTTCGCTATCCCAGTTTACCGCCGAGCGCTGCAACGCGGACGGAACCGCCGCGCAGACGGATGGCACAAAGGTACGCATTTCTGCGAAGGCAAGCGGCTCGTCCGTGGGCGGCAAGAACACGCTGGCCTGCACGGTGTACTACAAGCTCAGCAGTGCGGAATCATGGGTTTCCGCAGTGACGCTCACGCCCAGCGACTACGTCATTACTGCGACCAACCGGCTGCTTTCTCCGACCTTCGACGCGCTGAGCAGCTACGACATCAAAATCCGTGTGCAGGATGTGTTCTACTACATCGAGCAGACGGTGTCCATCGGCACGAAGCAGGTCATGATGGATTTCTACAAGGATGGCTCCGGCATTGCGTTCGGAAAGGTCGCGGAGAATGCTGGCAAGGTAGAATTCGGCTGGCCACTGATGCTCTCCGAGCCGCTGGGCGTGGATCAGGGCGGCACCGGCGCAGAAACTGCGTCTGCCGCCTGCACGAAGCTGGGCGCGGTCAAAAAGGCTGGCGACACGATGACGGGAAACCTCAGCATTTCGGGCTATCTTTACCCATCCCTGTATCTACTGCCCACCTACAACAGCACGACAAATCGGACGGTTTTTGAAGGATCGTATGTGGGCGCTTCTTCCTTTTCCTCGTGGGAGGACGGCACAGGCAACAACCGCCGAATGCTGGAAGTGCGCAACGCGGCGTATCAGGCGAGTCTGGATTTCGCCGTGCTGCTGCGTACCTGCACGGGCGGTACATGGGCTTCCTACCGCCTGTTCCATGCGGGCATGGCTACGCCGATTCCGCTGGCCAACGGTGGCACGGGCGCGAGCAGCGCAAAGGCGGCGCTGTCCAACCTTGGTATTTTCTATTCCGCGTCGCTTCCCAGCAGCGGTACGGACGGACAGATCTGCCTTGTGCCAGTCTGATGAGGTAGCACTATGGGCACATTTTCTGCGACCGCCAACAGCAGCTCAACGATTGGTTACGCACAATATGGTTCCTCTTCATGGAGCACGGGAAGCAGCAGCGGCGCGTGTCAGGGGGCGTATCAGGGCACGACTGCCGCAAAATCCCGCGTGGGCGTGATGGTTTTCAACGGAGCGGGCGCGGCGCTCAAGGGCAAGCTCATTCAGAGCATTACCCTGACGATTACGTCCTCCGGCGCTGGCTCCGGTTCATCCAGCAAGAAGCTGACCTTCTGTCAGGCCAATTACCAGAGCCTGAACACGGGCGTTCGCGGTTCGGCGCAGGTGGGCGCGACGATGGGCATCCTGACCGGTAAATTCTATTCGAATACTGTCACGCACATCCTGAATGCATCGACCAACGCCGCGCTGTTTGCCGCGATGAAGGCGTACTTCGAGGCGGGCAACTCGGTTCTGGTGCTGTACAACGGCGAAACCTCATCCAGCAGCGGCTATTCCAGCAACTACGCCCGCGTTACCAGCTGCACAATTTCAGTAACCTACATCGACGCGGTGGTCTGGTATCGGGACGGCAGTACCTGGCGGCAATGCACGGTCTGGTATCGGCTGAACGGAGTATGGGTGCAGGTGGTTCCCTATTACAATTCAGGCGGCGCATGGGTGCGCGTCTGAGGGAGGTGATTGTTTGAAAGAGCTCTTTGAACAGGTCATTCAGCGCAGGGACTACGACCTGAAATCGCTGCTGACCTGCATCGACCAGTACCACATCGAGGGCAAGCTGACCGACGACGAGCGGCAGGAGCTTACGCAGGCGGCCCGCGAAGGCGCGACGGCAGAGTATGACTATAAGGGCGAAATCAACGCCCTGTGGGCGGCGGTTCGCGCACTACAGCAGAGCATCTCGCCGCCCGCCGAGGACGAATGGCCCGAATTCGTGCAGCCAACCGGCGCGGGCATGGCCTATCAGGTGGGCGACAAGGTTACCTTTAAGGGAGTTCACTATGTCTGTCGTCTGCCGCATTGTGTATGGAGCCCAGCAGATTATCCCATAGGCTGGCAGAAACAGAATTGAGTATTGACTATAACAACCTAGCATGAGCGATCGCTTTCATCAGCGGTCGTTTTTTATATCAAAACAAGCCTGCAAATAAAAAGTCAAGCCCCGAAATGGACTTGGAAGAAGAAAAATATGCAGGCAGTAGGTAGAAAAAAGCATAACACAAAAAGGCCGCCGCAATGCGCCGACCTGAAAGGTCAGATAGCAGATAGTTACTCTGTGTGATGCAAGCCAGTTGAATCCATGTCCACGGGCGGCAGTCCCTCCAGAGTGGAGAAGTAAGCCATCACCTTGCCGTAGTAACGGCGCAGAAATTTGTTTCCCGCAGCCGTCATGTAAACGTAGTACGGCTTGCCCTCAGCACGCTTCTTGTTCAGGAACTGGAACACCGGCTCATCCGCTGGCGCACGCTGCAGATGTACAGTCATGATGTTGAACAGTGTTTTACGGAGATACGGAGAGCCGCGTTTCGTAGTCCTATTGCTGCGAGAGCAGTAATCGCCGGACTCGCTCGGCGCCGGATCGATTCCTGCAAAGGCAACCAGCGACTGTTTGCGCTCAAAGCGGCGGACATCCCCAATCTCCGCCATGAGCTGCGGGCCGAGGGATTCCCCAACGCCGTACATCTCCATAACGACAGGGTATTCCGGGAGCTGAGAAGCCAGCTTGTTCATCTCGCTGCGGTAGGTTTCCACGCTGCGCGAGATCGCCGTGAGCTGGTTGGCGGCTTCCTGAACAAGCGTTTTTGTGACGGAGGTCTTCTGCACCAGTACAACAGCAGACTTTGCCAGAGCGTATACCTCGGCAGCCTTCTCCATGCTGAACTGGTAGCGGTTTCGCTTGCACCACTTGCGGTAGCGCTCGGCAAAAGCGTCCTGACTGCCGCTGCGGACGCAATCGACATGCCAGAAGTCATGGGTGAAATCCACCCATTTCTGTGAGCCGTCGCTGCGCACAGGGCTGTCAAACAGCTTGCGGATGCCGGGGAAAGACTGCTCCTGAAGTGCAATGAGGTTGTTTGCGGTCGCGGTTTTCTGCTTGGAGGCCAGCTGGAACTGACGGTTCAGGGTTTTCAGATCGTATCGAATCGTATCCATAGGAGTATAATCCCGCAATTCCGTCCAATTGTCAAGCGCGTATTTGGCGATCTTCATCGCATCCGACTTATCGGTCTTGACCTTGCGGAGAGAGTTGTTGCCGTACTCCTTGATGAGCAGAGGGTTGACCGCCGAAACATAAAGCCCGGCTTCGTGGAGAACCTTGGCGACGCTCTCATAGTAGCGTCCGGTGTGCTCCATAACCACCCGTGTTTCACCCTCGATGGATTTGAGCTGCGCTGCCAGCGCCGCCAGATCCTCGGCGCTGTGTCGCACATCGAAGGGCAGCTTCACAACCTCGCCGAAAGGACGAAGCACGGCCACGGTGCTCTTTCTGCTGGAAACGTCAATACCTGCTGCGTTCATGTTTATCACTCCTGAAAAGAATTTGCAATGGACAAAGCCATCTTTACCCATTGCCGATTCTATCTGTTTGGTGACACGAACACGCGGCTCTACCTGCACAAATCGAACGCTGCGAATAGGAGGATGGCTGACTGACTTAATTACGGACACGAAGCCCTTGGAGGATTGGGTCAGACCATTACCACCCTATTCTAACAGCTTAGGCAACGAGATGTCTCGGCTCGTAGCTGGCTGCCACTTTTCCGAGGCAAATATATTGTAACAGGAGGATATAAACATGAGAAACTTTTCCATTGACATCATCTGGGCAAAGATTCAGATGGCCGTCGCGGCGATTGGCGGCTGGCTGGGGTATTTCTTAGGAGGCATGGACGGACTGATGATTGCGCTGATCATTTTCATGGTGCTGGACTACATCACGGGCCTGATGTGCGCGTTGATCGACAAAAAGCTGTCCAGTGCTGTGGGCTTCAAGGGCATCTGCAAGAAGGTGCTGATCCTGATGCTGGTAGGCGTGGCCAACGTGGTGGACATTCACATTGTGGGCACCGGTTCCGCGCTGCGCAGCGCCGTGATTTGCTTCTATCTCTCCAACGAGGGCCTGTCCCTGCTGGAGAACGCGGCCCATATCGGCCTGCCTATTCCCGACAAGATGAAGGACGTGCTGGCGCAGCTTCATGGGCGCGAGGAAAAGAACAATACCGACGCGGGCGATGGCGAGTGACCGTCGCCTTTTGAATTGGAGGGACAATATATGTCTGAACGAATCAATATGCCTTTCACCGGCGAGCATTTCGCCGCGTGGTGTGAAAAGATGGTGGGCCAGCCTTATTGGTATGGCAGCTGTGTTTACAAGTGCACCCAGAACCTGCTCGACCGCAAGGCCAAGCAGTACCCGGCGCATTACGGTTCCAGCCGTACCGCCCGTTACCGCGACGACATTGCGAAGAAGAAGGTCTGCGCCGACTGCGTGGGACTGATTAAAGGCTACCAGTGGACGAACGGCGGGCAGGGCGTGATCGAATCCATCGGCACGGGCAAGACCTTTTCCAGCAAGTATGGTGGACACGGCTGCCCAGACAAAAGTGCAAACGGCATGTTCAGCTACGCGAAGAGCAAAGGCTGCGCCTGGGGAACCATGGACACGCTGCCCGAGGTGCCCGGCATTGCGCTGCGCTTTGACGGGCATGTGGGCGTGTATGTTGGAAATGGCTATGCGGTGGAGGAGCGCGGCTTTAACTACGGATGCGTGAAAACGAAGGTTTCCTCCCGGAAGTGGACGCACTGGTATCAGCTGCCCTTCGTGGATTACGGCGACGCGGTGTTCACGGGCGGCGGGGCGACAAAGCCCGATACCCCGGCGAGCGAGTACAGGCTGGGCACGCGAACCTTGAAGAATGGCAGCAAGGGCACGGACGTAAAGGCGCTGCAGGAGTTTTTGCTCCAGTTGGGGTACAACCTGCCCCGGTATGGGGCGGACGGTGACTTCGGCGGCGAGACGGAGACTGCCCTTAAGCGGTTTCAGGCAAGAACCGGGCTTACGCAGGACGGCGTGTACGGCGGCGATACCCATAAGGCGCTGATGGACGCGGTTGCGGATCACGACGCGGGAAAGGAACCTGCCGAACCCGACGAGCCTTCTGGACCGTCCTCTGCCAAGCGTGTACGCATCGTCTGCGATGGCGGCACGGTCAACATCCGTGTGGGCAACGGAACGCAGTACAAGCGCATTACCGCCGCAAAGGACGGCACCTCATTTGAGTGGGTCGCCACTGCCGAAAACGGCTGGCACGCCGTCGTGGTGAACGGGCGCGTGGGCTGGGTTTCCGGGAAATACAGCAAAACTGAATAATCCCTGAATTATAGCGGTTGGCTTCGGCTGACCGCCTTTTTTCAGTTTTGGAGTGTCCAAATGTTCCACCTTTTCTCCCAAGAGCAGTGAAGGGCATTTTGCGAGGTGTTTTTTGAACAGGGATGTCCACATTCTCACCTCCCGTGTCCGAACAGGAAAGTGTAGATCACGACACGGGAGGTACTCCATGAAGAAGGATAAAGAGGAATGTCGGAAGCAAGCTCAACAGCTCCGACAGGCAGGATATAGCTTCGGGCAAATCGCCAAGGAACTCAATATTCCAAGGTCAACGGTGAAGTCATGGTGTTATCGCGATACAGCAGATGCGCCGGAGTATGAGCACACACCGCCTGCTAAACGTTGCCCGCAGTGCGGCAAGGAACTGCCGCCCTCCAGATACAGACCCAGGCGCTTCTGTTCGGATGCCTGTCGGGCAGCCTATTGGGCAGCACACGCTGAGCAAATCAATCGCCGGTCTGCCGTCAGCGTGGTTTGTCCGGTCTGTCACAAGACCTTTCAGGATTATACCAAGCATCGCCGCAGGTACTGCTGCCATGCCTGCTATATCGCAGATCGGTATTACGGAGAACAGCACAATGACGGCTGAACAGCTTAAGCGGGAGATGCTCTTTCAGGCCAGCATGGCCTGCATGGGGCAGATGCACAGATCGGGCTTGCTCACGGATGCCGAATATGAAAAATGTCGCGAAATGATGCTTGAGAAGTACAATCCGCCGCTCGGTAAAATTGTCTCAAACTGAGCAGGATTCTATTGACTTTCGGGGCGTTCAGAGTGATTAATCGTGTCTGAAAGGAGGAAGTCCAATGACCAAAACAATCAGAAGGATAGAAGCACAAATCCCCATCACGACAAGGAAAAAGCGCGTTGCCGCCTATGCCCGCGTTTCGCTGGATACCGAACGGCTGGAGAATTCCCTTTCAGCACAAATCAGTTATTACAGCGCGTTTATCCAGAGAAATCCCAGTTGGGAATACGCGGGAGTTTTCGCAGACAACGGCATCAGCGGCACGAGCACAGACCGAACGGAATTCCAGCGCCTGATGGCTGAATGTGAAGCGGGACACATCGACATCATCCTCACCAAGAGCATCTCCCGCTTTGCCCGAAACACGCTGGATACGCTTACTGCCGTTCGCCGATTGCGAGAGCTCGGCATTGAGGTACAATTCGAAAAGGAGCACATCCACACGCTCAGTGACAAGGGCGAGCTGCTGCTAACGCTGCTCGCTTCTTTTGCACAGGAGGAAAGCCGCTCCATCAGCGAAAATGTCAAATGGGGCGTTCGCAAGAGGATGAAGAAGGGAATTCCAAACGGACGCTTTCGAATTCTGGGTTATCGCTGGCAGGGTGACAAATTGGTCATCGTTCCCGAAGAAGCCGCTGTTGTACGGCGCATCTATCAGGATTTTCTCGACGGCAAATCCCGGTTGGAAACAGAACGGGCGCTCAATGCCGAGGGTATACGGACGATTAACGGGTGCCGCTTTCAGGATTCATCCCTCAAAGTAATCCTGACAAATGTCACCTACACGGGCAACCTGCTTCTACAGAAGGAGTACATCACCGATCCTATCAATGGAAAGCGCAGGAAGAACCACGGCGAACTTCCACAGTATTATGTGGAGAACACACACGAGGCCATCATCGATCAAGCTACCTTCGATTATGTACAACAGGAAATGACAAGACGGAAAGCCCTCGGTGCTCAGGCCAACAAAAGCCTGAACCTTACCTGCTTCAGTGGAAAAATTAAGTGCCCATACTGCCATGTCAGCTATATGCATAACCCTCATCGCAGGAAAAGCAATATCGACTACTGGATTTGTGGCAGCAGGAAAAAGAAGAAGGTTGGTGATGGCTGCCCCGTCAAGGGAGCCATGAGCGAAGTGGCACTAAAGAAATGCTGTGCCGAAGTCCTCGGCATAGAGGAATTTGACGAAATTGTATTCGCCGAAAAGATTGAGCATCTCGAAGTCCCCGAAAAAGGCCATCTGACATTCTTCATGCGTGACGGAAGTGTGTTCACGCGGGAGTGCAGGAATACAGGGCATCAGGACTGCTGGACGAAAGAGCATCGTGCTGTTGCTTCGGAATATCGGCTCAAGCATTCTTCAGAGCGTTCTGGGAGTACGTGCTTCACCGGAAAGATCAAATGCGGTTTTTGCAGTATGAATTACCAAAGAGCAACACAATCCAACGCGGGCAAGAAAACACGGTATTGGCGCTGCCCCAGCAAGGGCGAACCTGATAAAAAGGGCTTACGCGAAGATCATCTGCGTGAACTCTGCGCGGAGGTGCTCCACATAGATACCTTTGACGAAGCAGCCTTCACGCAGGCCATTGACCACATTACTGTTTCGCCAGACGCAGTTTTGGAATTTCAATTCAATGATGGCCATGCAGAAATACATAATTGGTCATACGAGCGCCATGGGCACAAATGGACAGCCGCTCAGAGAGCACGTTTTTCAGAAACCATGAAGCGTCATTACACACCGGAGCGCAGGCAGACCATGAGTGAGAAAATGAAGCAGATCAGGAAGGAGCGCGGAGCACAGTGGCGAAAAGAGTAACGACGATCATGCCGACATTGGTGCGGTTTACGGAAGCGCCCATTGCCGAGCATCGCAAGCGGAAGGTTGCCGCTTATGCGCGTGTCTCTACGGACAGCGACGAGCAGTTTACCAGCTATGAAGCGCAGATTGACTATTATACCCAGTACATCAAGGCGCGGGACGACTGGGAATTCGTTCAGGTTTATACGGATGAAGGCATAACCGGCACCAGCACCAAGCACCGCGAAGGCTTCAAGCAGATGGTGGCGGATGCCCTTGAGGGAAAGATTGATCTCATAGTAACCAAGAGTGTGAGCCGTTTCGCCCGCAACACGGTGGACAGCCTGACCACCATTCGGCAGCTAAAGGATAAAGGCGTGGAATGCTTTTTCGAGAAGGAAAATATCTGGACATTCGACGGCAAGGGCGAACTGCTCATCACGATCATGAGCAGTCTTGCGCAGGAGGAATCCCGCAGCATTTCCGAAAACTGCACATGGGGTCAGCGCAAGCGCATGGCCGATGGACGGGTTTCGGTTCCGTTTGACCATTTTCTCGGTTATGAGCGGGGCGAAAATGGCGAGCTGGTTATCAACGAGGAACAGGCAAAAACGGTCAGACTGATTTACGATTTGTTTCTTCAGGGGCTGACGCCGCACACGATTGCCAATCGGTTAACGGCAATGGGCATTCTGACCCCACGCAGGAAAGCAAAGTGGAATCAAGGCACAGTCAGGAGTATCCTCACCAACGAAAAATACAAAGGCGACGCCCTGATGCAAAAGTGCTATACCGCCGACTTTCTCACCAAGAAGCAGGTGCCCAACAATGGCGTTCTACCGCAGTACTACGTGGAAGGCGACCACGAGGCGATCATTCCACCGGAGACCTTCGAGCTTGTGCAGCAGGAGATGCTGCGCAGGAACAACCGTGACAATCGTTACAGTGGTGTGGATATATTCGCATCCCGCATCGTCTGCGGAGAGTGCGGTTCCTACTATGGTGCAAAGGTATGGCACTCGAACAGCAAGTATCGCAGGATCATCTATCGCTGCAATCACAAGTACCATGACGGCAAGACCTGCTCAACGCCGAATCTGACCGAGGATGAGATCAAACTATCGTTTGTTGCAGCAGTCAACAGGCTGATTGCCAACAAAGATGAAGTCATTGCCAATCTGGAAGGCATGTGTCAAACGCTCTTTGAGACGGAAACGCTCGAAAGCGAAAGAGAAAAACTGAGCACAGAGATGTATCTGCTACAGAATATGATTCAGGCAGCCATTGCAGAAAATGCCCATGTCGCGCTGGATCAGAACACATACCAGAAACGCTTTGATGTGTTGAGCGGAAAGTACGAGGATGCGAAACGTCAACACGACGATATAAAGCAGCAGATTGCCGACAAGACCTCGGCGCGGACAGCTGCCAGTCAATTCATTGGTATGCTGAAGAAAATGGATGGATTGATCACGGAATTCGACTCATCCCTCTGGGGAAGCCTGCTGGATCATGCTACGGTCTACTCCAAAGAGGACATGCGATATACATTCAAGGATGGAACCGAGATCAAGCTATAACCCGAACATGAAAAAACATCCTGTGGCAGCTGCTGCAGGATGTTTTATTGCGCCCAGATGCGTCCATTCTCAAACGAATCTGAAAAATGCGTCCATTTGCGTCCATTCCCCAATATTACTACAGGTTGTATCAAAGTCGAAAGGGTTTTTTCCAGCACAATACCGCGTTTGGGCTCGATGATGTTCACAATCATGCGCACCAGCGATTTGGGCGTGAAGAAAACGCCGTCATCCGAGGCCACCGCCGGAGCAAACTTGTTGAGAAAGTACTCATAAATGCGCCCGATGATGTCGTCCTGAATGTCGTTCAGGGCGCTGTTGTTGAAGATGCGCAGCAATTCCCACAAGAGTTCGTTCTTGAAAGACGTGTAGGTCTTGGGCAGCACGCCGCTCAGCTGAGGACTTTCTGCTTCTATCAGCGTCATGGCGTGGTTGACCTTTTCGCCGATGTTGACTTTACCCGCTTCCAAGTTCAGCAGATATTCATAGCGTGCTTCTTCCGGCAGAAAGATAGCGCTTTTCTGCTGGAAGTCGATGGATTCCACCGGCAGTACACGCCCGTTGCGAACCGGGCGGTCTTTCATAATCTCGGCTTCCACATAGCGGAAGCGGCTATACGCATAGCGCAGGAAAATCAAGCCCAGCACGGGCATACAGTATTCCTGACTGGTCAGCTTGCTCTCTGCTCGGAGCAGGTCGGCGGATTCCCACAGCTCGCTTTCTAACTTGCGAAGGTTAATCATGGTGCATGTCCTCCAGTATATCACACACAGTGCGACCACACATGATGCGGCACTAACTCTATTATACCTCTTGAAGTGTATTCAGGTCAATTGTTAAATCAGCTTCGCCTTGCTTTTTGCATGAAATTTGCAAGGTGCCTAACTGCGTTGTTCCTTGCCTATATCAAGGAGCGTGTAGAGAAAATGGCTGGCTGTGCCATGAATGAGGCAGTCATGGCAATTCCTGTTGACTTCTCATCCGAGCAGCGCGCTGATTTGCGTGAGGCGGCACATAGGGCAGGAATATGTATCAAGTCGTTTGTGAGCGAGCCAACGGCAGCGTATGTTAAATGTCGGGATGAATTGGCTGGGGCAAGCAATGTCGCTGTTTTCGACTGGGGCGGCGGCACACTGGACATCAGCTTGATTTCTATCGAAAACAGAGAAGTATCAGAACTTGCAGTTGCAGGGATGCGTCTTGGCGGCAATGATATTGACCAGATGCTCGCACGCCATATCCATGCGAAAATTATGCGGCAGGTATCGACGGCATGTCCTTTTGATGACTTATCCCCGAAAGAACGCGACGGCCTTCTTGACCGTGCAGAGGCAGCACAAAAACGCTTGTCCTCCGATGAATCTGCGCCTGTGATGCTGATAAAATACGCGGGAAGACCCACTGTACGAGAAAATGTGACATTGGATGAATTTTCAAAGCTGATTGATGCAAAAGTCAACGAAGCAATTCAGCTGCTTTTTTCGGCAGCGGATAAAGCAGGGGTCGCGCTGGGGCAGATGGATGCCATCTTAATGGTGGGCGGAAGTTGTGAAATGCAGGCGATTTACCAATGTATCGAAGAGATAGGGGAAGAGTATCACCTTGCCGTTTGCCGCCCGGAGCGTGTACAATGGTCTGTGGCTGGCGGAGCAGCAATTTTGTGCGAGAAAGAGCCGGTCTATAAGCTTTGCAGCGCTTTTGGCGTTTTGCTTTCTGATGATTCCTTTTATCCGGTGTTTTTACCCGGACAGGAAGCCCCCTGCAAATCGCATGAGTTAGGCGAACTGCGAACTTCGCAGCTAATAACTTCTTATGGTGTGGGGACAATAGTCGATTTCAAAGAAGAAACCGCTATTATTGGTGGAGCTGATGACTGGAAACCGGCGGATGAAGATGACCCACGAATCTTACACTGTCACAGCTTGGAAAAGGTGCTACAGCGTGCTTACTTCGTAAAGCCTAAGTATGATAAGAAAAATCGAGCAATCTATGAGAAATCGTATAGTCGTGACATTCGTGCATATCGCTTCCCTGAAATTTTGTATTGTCCAGCATGTACATATCTGTGGAAGGACAAGCAGCTTGCTGGCTTGCAGAAAGGAGAACTGCGCTGTCCAGAATGCAACCATAGATTAGTCCCTTCACGTTTTATTGTTGCGTGCCGTCATGGTCATATCGACGACTTTCCGTATTCACGATGGGTTCACCGAGGTGCCGCGTGTGAAAAAAATCAGGGAGGGGAACCTGAACGATTAAAGCTGTTCAATATTAATGGGCGAACAAACTTGGGCAGTCTGATGGTATCCTGTGAACTGTGTGGAAAAACACGCAGTATGCAAGAAGCGTTCGTTCCAGGGGCATTAGCAGCCGTGTATAAATGCGCTGGCCGCCAACCGTGGTTGGAACACGACGCTGATTCGCCATGCACAGAGAATGCTGTTGCTCGAATGAGAACATCCGCTGGTGTCTATATGCCCGTAAATATTAGCGCGCTGAACATTCCACCGTGGAGTACACAGGTCAACAAAATTCTATTTCGACATCTCGATGCGATGGAAGGAAAGAGTGATGAAGCGCTGCAATCCTATATAGAACGAAAAATCCGCCCGTATCTTCCGAAAATCTCAAACAAACAGATTCTGGATGCTTACCGCGTGCTGTGCACAGAACAGAACAAGCCGCATCCTGCGTCGCTCAGAGAACTATATGAGGAAGAATACCGCGCACTTTGTGAAGAAACGGAAGATGAAAATGCGGATTTCAGTTCCAGACGAATTTCTCCTCCGAAAAAGTATCATATGCTGCTGGATAGTGTCACGGCAGTTGATTGCCTGACAAAAATTGTGACAATGGCTGGATTTACACGTTTGCAAGGCTGAGATGGAGACATGAATAGCCCTTGCTTAGCACCAATTTTTTCACGAAAGCAGCAACAATGGCTTCCGGCAATTGATATGCATGGCGAAGGAATTTTTATTCGGTTAAATGAAGAGAAAGTTTCAGATTGGGAAAAGCAAAACCAGCATATCTACCAGTTAATGATGGAGCGGATTCAAGAAAACAAAATCCACTGTGAAAATGCTTCGCCAAGGTATGTGCTGCTTCATACTTTTTCGCACTTATTGATTCGTTCGCTTGCAAAAATGTGCGGTTATCAATCGGCATCACTGAAAGAAAGAATTTATTCAACATATCCCAGCGGCGAGAATATGGCGGGATTTTAATTTACACAGCTTCTTCTGATGTGGAGGGCAGCCTTGGCGGTCTTGTTGCGCAGGCTAAATCGGAGCATTTGGAGAAGATAATTGATGACTTGCTTGATGAGGCGGAATGGTGCTCTGGCGACCCGCTTTGCATGACATCAACGGGTATCAATGGACAGGGGTTATATGGGATTAACTATGCCGCATGCCATCAATGCACATTATTGCCTGAAACTTCTTGTGCTATGCGCAATCTTCTGCTTGACAGGGCTGCGCTGATTGGGAGGACAGAAGATGGCACGGTTGGGTTCTTTATATTATAAGGCGGGCTTTTGTATTTCAAGCGACGAGAGCATTCTCCGCAAAATTCGACATTTCACCTTGCCGGATGTCTGTAAGTGTGGTAAAATACACACGACGTAACGAATTATGCCATTTTAGGCGATGCTATCAGCAAGGGGGACGCACCATGATTATTAAGTGCAAGATGTGCGGCGGGGACATTGACTTCATTCCGGGGGCGACGTACGGGACGTGCGAGTACTGCGGCAGCACGTCGACGATTCCGCAGGCGGAGGACGAGAACAAGCTGAACCGCTACAACCGCGCGAATCACTTCCGGCGGCAGTGCGAGTTCGACAAGGCGGTTGCGGCGTACGAAAAAATTCTGGAGCAGGACGACACGGATGCCGAGGCGCACTGGGGCGCGGTCATCAGCCGATTCGGCATTGAGTACGTTGAAGATCCGGCAACGCATCAGCGAATCCCAACGTGCCATCGCGTGCAGGTGGCGTCGATTCTGACGGACGAGGATTATCTCGCGGCGGTGGAGAACGCGCCGGATGAGGAGAGCCGCCGCATCTATCAGGAGGAAGCGGCGCGGATTGCAGAAATCCAGAAGGGAATTCTGGCAATTTCCGCCAACGAGAAGCCGTATGACGTGTTCATTTGCTACAAGGAGACGGACGAGAACGGTCAGCGGACGCACGACAGCCAATGGGCGCAGGATGTCTATTATGGGCTGACCGAGCAGGGCTTGAAGGTGTTCTTCAGCCGCATCACGCTGGAGGACAAGCTTGGGCAGCAGTACGAGCCGTACATCTTCGCGGCGCTGAACAGCGCGAAGGTGATGGTCGTTATCGGCAGCAAGCCGGAATACTTTAACGCCGTGTGGGTGAAAAACGAGTGGAGCCGCTATCTGTCGCTGATGAAGCACGACCACAAGCGGCTGCTGATCCCGTGCTATCGGGATATGGATCCGTACGACCTGCCGGAAGAACTGTCGATGCTGCAAAGTCAGGACATGAGCAAAATCGGCTTCATGCAGGACTTGCTGCGCGGGGTGCAGAAGGTGATGCAGCAGCCGACGAGCGCGCCGCAGGTGGTGCGCGTGGAGACTGCGACGGTGGAAACCAATGCGCCGGGCGTGACGAGCCTGCTCAAGCGTGCCGCGCTGTTCCTGGAGGACGGCGACACCGCGAGTGCGCGCGAATACTACGACCGCGTGCTGGACATTGACCCGGAGTGCGCCGAAGCCTACATGGGCAAGGTGTGCGCTGAAACGGGCTGCCGCAAGGAAAGCGACCTTGGCACGCTGAATTACTGCGTGGACATGCGCGGCGACTGGCAGAAGGCGGTTCGCTTTGCGTCGGCGGCACAGAAGCAGAAATACGAGGGCTATATGGCGAGCGTCCGGGCGCGGGTGGAGGAGCACTGCCATGAATTGGCGATTGACTGCGCCTGTGCGGTAGCGGTCGGGCGCGGCAGCCGTGCGAAGATGGACGACGCGCTGAAGGCTTACCGGGCGAATTGCCTGACAAAGGGCAGTGAATCCACCGATTACAGCGCGGAGGAGGGCGCGTCGTGGCACTTGGCGGGTTACCAGAGCATCCGGAACACGCTGGCGCAGATGATAGCGGACAACGCCCCGCGCGACGTGACCGAAGGCATGCTGAAAGTCGCGGCGGCGATGTTTGGGCAAATCAAGGGAGAAGAAGCGCGCGCCCAGCAGTGCCTTGTGCTGGCGGAACAGGCGCGGCAGAAGGTGATTTACGAAAAGGCAAGCGCGAGGAGAGCGGCAATCGGAATGCCCGATTTGATGGATGCGGCGGATTTGGAAGCGCTCGCCAAACAGTTTGGGCAGATTCCGGGCTACAAGGACGCGAAGCAGCAGGCGGAGCAGTGCTTGCAGGACGCGGAGAACGCCCGCGAAACCGTCTACAATGATGCTGTGGAGGCAATGCAGGAAGCTGAAAAAGGAAACTTCAGCTTCAAGTGGGAAAAGGCAATTAGGATGCTGGCGCGCGAGGGGCTGAACGGCTACCGCGACGTGGAGGAACTGCGGAAGCAAGCCGAGCAGCGGCGTAAGGAGTGCGAGAACGCGGAAGAGAAGGAAAGAAAAGCAAAAGAGCGGAAAAATAAAAGATTGACGGTCGCTTTTGTGCTGGTGGTGCTGATTGCGTGTGTAGTGGGCTGGTTTGTGGTGACGCGGGTTATCCCGAATAATAAGTACCAGCGGGCGGTAGCGTTGCGTGAGAACGGGCAGTATGACGATGCAATTGCTGCGTTTGCGGAGTTGGGGGAGTATAGCGACGCGAATGAGCAGATTGCAGAAACGAAATATCAGCAGGGAAAAGCGCTTCTAAGTGCGAAGAATTATGACGATGCAGCAAGAATCCTAATTAGCATTCAAGGGTATAAGGATGTTGACAAACTGCTGGAAAAAGATGATAATATGATAGCAGCAGCACGCGACGCGAAGTTTGCTGTCGGCAATTACGTCAGTTTCGGGACGTACCCGCAGACAAAAGCAGGAAACGATGCAACGCCGATTGAGTGGCTTGTGCTGGCGCGGGACGGGAATAAAGCATTGCTGATTAGTCGTTACGGGCTGGATGCACAGCGGTATAACAAAGACACTACCAGCGTTACATGGGAAACCTGCACCCTGCGGACGTGGCTGAATGGCACGTTTTACAACAAGGCGTTCAGCAGTGCTGAACAGGCGGCAATTCTGACGACGAACGTGGATAACAGCAAAAATCAGTGTTACAGCGGATGGAGTACGAACGGTTGGAAAAATACGCAGGATAAGGTGTTCCTGCTGAGTTACGCGGAAGCCAACAAGTATTTTGGTGTAACGTATTATAACAGCAGCAACACGAAGTCGCGCGTAGCACCGACGGCATACGCGATTGCACATGGAGCTTGGACAAGTTCTTCCGACAAGACTGCCGATAGTGTTAATGCTGGGTGGTGGTGGCTGCGGTCGCCCGGTAGCGATCAGCGCAGTGCCGCGTACGTGTTCGCCGACGGTTCTCTCTACGACCTCAGTGTCGGCAGTGACTCCGCTTCTGTCCGCCCCGCTTTGTGGGTGAACATTGAAGCATTAGGTGCTACGTCATTCTAACGAAAGGATAGAGTCAAACAATGCCCAAGCAAAGGGTGATTTCTCCGGTTGAAACCATGCAGGAAAAATACGAGACATATAGGAATGAAATGGGACGCTTAAAGGGTGCACTACAGCAAGGGTTCTATTTTGAAGCTATGTTGATTGAGTATGCGCTGCTGGAAGATCGCTTGCGCTCGTTTGTTTACCATGCGGGATTGCTGCAAAATCGAAAGGCAAGCCATATGCTGCCCGGAAAAAATGCTGTCCGAAAGGATTTCAACAGGATAGCACAGCGGGTAAAAACGTGGAAGCTGGAGGATGGAAAAGAAACAGGAAATACTTCTAACTTTGAACGACTTTCTGTGAATAAAATTTCCGATAAAATTTTTATTGTTCGCACTATTGTGCTATGGAGCAGTGAGCTGGAAAGTTTGCCGGATGAAAGCCGCTACTTGCAAGCGCTCCGTGGTCAATGTGAAAGCCTTGATGCCGCTGCGCTGCTGGAAACGCTTGATGCCATCGACACTTGGAGAATGTATCGCAATGAAGTGATTCACAGCCTGATGAATAAGCGCATGGAAAGTGTTCAACAGAAACTATCGGAACAGGTAGAGCAAGGCGTTCAACTTGCCCGTCAATTGGATGCGCAAGTAACTATCCTGAAAAAGAACAACCGCATTCGTAAGGCGGCACGTCTGCCAATACAGTAATCGCTCTATCCACATAAGTGGAAGCATCATCCAATGGCAAAAGCTCCGGCGCGCCCCCTGCACCATCAGGGATTCCGCGCCGGAGCTTTTTTCGCTGCAATCATCCGCCGCCTTGTTTTTGTCGCATCCGGGCATAAAAAGTCGCAAAGCCCCCTGTAACCACTTGCAAGGCGGGTACACATGCAGTATAATCAAAATAGAATGATTTTCTTTCACATGCGCAATTTCCAGCATGAGGAATGAGATAGAGGAGGAACTGCCGTTATGAGTAAATTCGTTATTGCCTGCCCTGTCTGCCACCAGTATGTGCAGGCCAGCACGGGTCTGTTCGCAAGTCGCCGCGTCCGCTGCGCGTGCGGAAATATCATTGATGTCAAAACCGAAAGGTTAGCCAGCCGCAAGTGCCCGTCCTGCGGCAATCAAGTTGTTTTCGACCAAGCCGACGGGTCGGATGCCCGCTGCCCGGTGTGTCAGGCAACGCTGATGGTGGGGGAGACCGTGTCATTCCGCTGCCATCGGTGTGGCTGCCAGCTGAACGCGGACAGCACGGTGGACGAGGTGGAATGCCCCGTCTGCGGCGAGAAAAACGACGTTCAGGCGGAGGTGAAGAAGGCGCAGGTGCGCGCGGATGGCATTCCGGCGGTCATCCGCTATGAGGGCGACAATCAGACGCTTGTCTGGAAGCACCCGCTGACGGATTTCACTACGGGAACGCAGCTGATTGTGCACGAAAGTCAGGAAGCTGTGTTCTTCCGCAACGGCGAAGCGCTGGATTCCTTCGGCGCGGGGCGCTACACGCTGGAAACCGCCACGCTCCCCAAGATGAACAGCATCTACCAGCTGCCGACGCAGGGCACGCCCTTCCGCGCGGAGGTCTACTTCGTCAACCTGACGACGCAGCTGGGCATCAAGTGGGGCACGCCGAGCAAAGTCGGCATGTTTGACCCGGTGACGGGCATCCATGTGGAACTGGGGGCGTCGGGCGCGTTTAACCTGCGGGTCAGCGACGCGCGGCGGCTGCTCATCCGCGTCGTCGGCACGGCAGCGGGGCTGAAGCAGGAGGAAGTCTTTAACCAGAACGGGCTGGGGTACTTCCGCACGCTCATCATGACGCAGGTGAAGGCGAATCTGGCGAAAATCATCAAGAGCAACCACATTTCCGTCCTGGAGCTGGACGAGCATCTCGACACTATCAGCCGCGGTCTGCGCGACGCCATCAACGCGGAACTGGCATCGTACGGGCTGGAAGTGCCGGAATTTTACGTCAGCAACATCGTCACGCCGGATGGTGACAATAATTTCCAACGAATAAGCAGCAGCACGCGGATTTGTACCTGA